AGGTTTTGGTGCAGGTATATCAAAAGCACAATTAGAAACAAGAATGAAGATGCAAAAAGCAATGGGTAATAAAATAGGAGAAGAATTTTCAAGCATTGAAATGGATAATTCTAAAAAGTTTTGGACATCATGTTTCTATCTTGTGTTGAAGTAGACACATGTAAAACTGTCCACTATGACTCGCATTAGGCATGAAAACCTGTTATAATATGGATATAAGACAGGACGACATGCCAAACAAACACCTCGAACACCCAGAAGATTCTATCTTTAATGGTCGTAGAGTTGCACTCAAAGCAATCACAGAGATGATCTCGTGTGAAACTGTTGGTATCAAGTGGGACGGTGCTCCTGCTGTAGTATTCGGTACTAATCCTGCCAATGGTAAATTTTTCGTAGGTACAAAGAGTGTCTTCAACAAAAAAATCCCGAAAATCAATTATTCCTTCGACGACATTGAGACCAATCACAAAGGCGATGTGGCAGACATTCTTAGGTTATTGTTTCATTTTGCTCCTCGTATCGATAGCATTGTTCAAGCTGACTGGATTGGTGTCGGTGGGTCACATTCTTACACTCCTAATTGTTTGGAGTATCGTTTTCCCACTCAAGTCCCTGGCTATATTGTCATTGCTCCACATACTCTTTATGAGCAAGTTTCTGCGGATTGTATTGGGCACATCGGGATTAATCTTGCTAGTTCACCTACTTGTTACTGTGTAAGTGCAACAGATGCATGGGCATTTGTAGAGAAAGAATTAAATTTTACAGATCAATGGAAGTCGTTTATACCTGTGTTTAGATCTAAAACTCCTCATCCAAAAGTTGCACCTAAGATCAAGCAACATATCAATAGTTTCGTACGTGAAGGACATATTCCTGACGCACAGGAAATGTACGATTCGTTACCTGATAAATATAAGGGAGAGGTTAGTGTATATACCTTTAAGGCATGGCACTACATCTATCAACTGAAACAGCGTCTACAAAAATCCATCCGTGAAAGCGGTGATGTGGAATGCTATATCGATGGACAACCTTCAAAGCACGAAGGTTATGTGATAAATTCCAAAACTCCATACAAACTTGTAGATAGACTAACCTTTAGCAGAGCAAACTTTAATCTTAGTAAAAATTGGAAGAATGAAAAAGTTTAGTGCTTTTCTAAAAGAAGCTCAAAAATCATTTGCAGCTCAAGAAGCAGAGAAACTCAATCTTACACACGTTGGATACGGTAAATATGCCGATCAAACTGGTAAGGTCACGCATATGAGTAAAGACGGTAAACTTACAAAGTTGACCGCAAAAGAATTAGCAGGAGGAACCGAGAATGGAGGAGAAGAAACTGCAGGAGGCGAAGGTGCGGTCGATCAAGGTAGCATATCTATTACTTTTGGAAGATTTAATCCCCCTACTACTGGACATGAAGCACTTCTAAGTAAAGTAAAAGCTGCTTCTAAGGGAGGAGAGTACAGGATTTACCCTAGTAGATCACAAGATCCTCAGAAGAACCCACTAGATCCTGGCACTAAAATTAAATTCATGAAACAGGCATACCCTGATCATGCAAATGCTATTCAGAATAGTGAAGAGATGAGAACTATCTTTGATGTGCTTCAAACTCTTGATGGTGAAGGATATAGTACAGTAAATTTAGTAGTTGGTGGAGATAGAGTTAGTGAATTTAACTCACTAGCAACCAAGTATAACGGTGACTTATATAATTTTGATCAAATTAAAGTTTCCTCTGCGGGTGATAGAGATCCAGATGGTGAAGGTGTAGAAGGTATGAGTGCATCTAAGCTACGTAAGGCAGCTATGGATGATGACTATGATACATTTGTGTCAGGTATGCCAGAGAAACTAGGAAGAAAAGGAAAACAAGAACTATATAATACACTAAGACAAGCAATGCAAGTCCAAGAAGATCTTGATGATTTTCAAGATGCATCATATACATTACATGAGATTGCACCTAAGTTAGATCCTCAAGCACTTAGAGAATACTATTTCAATGGTCACATATTTAAAATAGGATCTCTTGTAGAGAATGTAAACACAGGTATTTCTGGAAAAGTTGTAAGTCGTGGTAGTAACTATGTCATCTTTGTTGATGAGAACGAAAGGATCTATCGTTCTTGGTTGAAAGACTTAACAGAGATCAACAAGATGAAATACTTTAACTTTACACCTGCAGGTGAGATAGGAACTGACGAATTAGCTAACTATGCTAAGAAATTAACACCTGGTGAGTTCGTAAAGAAGATAAATAAAAAGGACAAGGTACTAAAATGACAATGAATACTTTCGGAATAAACAATCTTCCTGATATGACTGATGCCTATAAATTGGTACAGGAAAAAGCAAAAAAAGATTACGATGGTGACGGCAAGATAGAAAGCGGTTCTAAAGAACATGCAGGTGCTGTACACAATGCTATCCAAAAGAAGAAAGGATTAAAACCTGACGGAAAAGATACACGTAAGGAAGAAGTAGAAGTAGAAGAAGGTAGTGTCTATGGTTTAACAAAAGGAACTGGTAAACCAGGTGGTGCTATGAAAGCATACTTAGACAATAGGGCAAAGAAGTTAGAAGCAGAAAAGAAAAAGCAAAAACCAGAGTATAAAAACAACCCTGCATTCGGTGATCCAAGTCATCATTCAAACAAGAAGATGAAAGAGCATCATGAGAAAGATGCTGACGGTAAAGTCATTGAGCATGAAGTTGAAGATACAGCACCTGCATCTGTTGAAGAAGGAATGAAGACAGCACGTAAGAACGTTGGTGCTAGTACATGTTGGGATGGTTATAAAGCACAAGGAACTAAGAAAAAAGGTGGTAAGGAAGTACCTAACTGCGTAAAGGAAGAGGAACTAACTGAAATTTCTGCAGACCTAGCACTCAAAGCTTCTAAGAAAGCAGAGGTAGAAAGAGGTAAGGCAGCAGTAGCAGGTAACAAAGAAAAGGCAATAGAAAAGATGAAGCAATCATCTAGACTATATGCTAAACAGGCAGCAAAACGTCGAATGGAGAAAGCATCATGATTTCGTTTAAGAAATTCAATGAAGCATGGGAAGAGTGGGAATCTCTAGTAGAAAAGGATGGACTATGGGATAACATTCGTCAGAAAAAAGCAAGAATAAAAGCAGGTTCTGGTGAGAAGAAAGCAAAACCAGGTGATAAAGACTATCCTAAGACACTTAATGTAGAAAATTATGGTGCAATGAGAAATCCTGAGAAGCATGCTGAAAAACCAGATAGTGAATTATCTTTTGAACAAAGAAGAAAGAAGAGAATGAATGATCCTAAGAGAGGAATCAACTCTCCTGCATTCAAAGAGTTCATGCGTAAACAGGGAATGTAATGCTATCTTTTAAAGCGTATCTAACAGAAAAAAAATCTAAGGTTCTTATCAATCCTAAGAAGGATGACCTCAAAGAGGTTAAGAAAGAGCATGGTGAGGATTGCGATTGCATGAAGTGCGAACAGAAACGTCGCAAAGAAGATGTAAATGATGGTCCTGATGTACAGAATGAGGCAGCACCACTCGCAGGTCTTGCTAAAGTAGGTGCTGTTGTTGCTAAGGGAGCAAAAGTTGCTGCAAAAGTAGGTAAGGTAGCTAAGAAAGCAGGAAAAGTAGCAGGAGTAGCAGCAAGTGTTGGAGCAGGTGTTGGTGCTGCAATGAGTTCTTCTAATAGTAATAACAATAGTTCATCAACTGTTGATGAAGCAAAGGTAGATCAAGGACGTAGTGACTATGGTAAAGCATCCATAAGAAACTACAGAAGAATGGGTCCTGGTCATGATGATCCTGGCATGTTTGATCCTAGTGGTAAGAGAGGAAAGACTATTGATAAACGTAGAGAAGAGCACAAAGCACGTCGTGGTGTGAAAGGTGCTAAAGTACCTGCATATAAAAGAGAAGATGTAGAGGTTGCTGAAGAAAAGGATACTGCACTTGACATAGTAAAGAAAAAAATTATTGCTAAGTATGGTAAAGGTGCCATCATGAGAAAAGGGAGCAACCAACCTAAAAAGGTTAAGGGTGCTAAGTCTACTGCAGGAACTAACAAGTATAAGGACATGGCAGATCAGAAAAAACAAACTGCTGCTGATGCTAAGAAACGTGGGTTCAAAGATGTAAAATCTTATGTAAATACGATGGCAAGATACGGTGGTAAAGATAATTATGATAAAGGAAAAGGATTAGGTACATGAAGTACGATCCTTGGTTTGATGATTCCATACCTACAGCACAGTATGGAAGTTTACAATGTTGGATTTATAATGACAATGTAAAGCCATGGGTCAAAGACGTTGACCTTACTACTATACATAATGTGATGTACTCAATGGCAGGGATAAACCTTGCAATTTTAGGAGGCGGTAGCAGTGGAGTGTGGTGAAGGTAAATACTTCTGTCATCAAGACCAAAAATGTAAACCAATACCTAAAGGTTATACAGTAACAATGCCAGATGGAATGCTAGTAAAAGAAGGTGCTGCTTGGACTAAGAAGGCAGGTAAAAATAAAGAAGGTGGTCTGAATGAAAAGGGCAGGAAGTCTTATGAAAGAGAGAATCCTGGTTCAGACTTAAAAGCTCCCAGTAAAAAGAAAGGAAACAAACGTAGAGCAAGTTTCTGTGCCAGAATGAAAGGTATGAAGAAGAAACTTACAAGTGCAAAGACTGCAAGAGATCCAGACAGTCGCATTAATAAGTCTCTTCGGGCATGGAATTGTTCTTACGAATGGCCAAAGGACAAAGAAATGATTGAAACAACAAGTTTAAAAAACGAAATCATAGCGAAAGCTCAAGAGAAACACAAAGAAGCAAAGCAGAAAAAATATAAACAGATCATGGATGCAGGTAAGGCTGCTAAGGAGAAAGTAGGTAAAGATCCCAGAGGTGTAAGAGCACTATCAAAAGGTAAGTGGGGATACGTCAAGAACAATAGTTTTACACCAGACTAAAGTAGCCTATATAGGGTAGAATTTGAATTTTAATTATGTTATCTTTTCTACTACCTTTTGCATCTAAAATTGTATCTGATGCTGTAAATAAAATCCCAGACGACTCAGAGTTGGGTGAAAGTCTAATCAAATTGTGTATTGTTATCCTAGAAAAAGCAGTTAAATTAACTAAAACTGACATGGATGATAAACTTTTAGAAACTGTAAAATCTGCTATAGAAACTAGATAGTTTTCTGGTCGTAGAGGCACGTTTTTTTATAAATAATTTGAGATAGAACGACAAATCAGGAGTATAACTATGGCACTTTGGGGTAAAACCGATGCTGATGAATCAAAGCCTAAGTGGGCGGTACGTGGTACTGGCGTAGATCCTCAAAACATCTTTGCAACTGCAGACGGATGGGTATTGAGACACTACAAAAATGCTGCGAAGACAAAGTATTGGGACGAGATCTTATGTTCCATAGATGGACTTGTTGGTGCAGGTGGATCAGGTACAAATACTCTTGGTAATGCAGACATCACTGCTGTATTCTTTGAAGAGAGTACATATGCAGCTGCTGCAACTGGAACCGTTGTCGTTATATACAACGAATTAGTTGACGTGACTAGTGGTGCTACTCTCGTAGTTACTAACACTACAGATAGTGCATCTATTACTGCTACTGCTGCTGCACAGACAGGTACAAACCGTGTTGAATTTACATTCACATGTGCTGCTGCAAGTAAGGTACATACTATTGGTGCTCAGACAATCTCTGGAACTATCGTTGATGCAGGTACTTCAACAGCATCTGATAAGGTATTCGTATTAGGCGACACTATTGGTGCAGGTGGATCTGGATCTACTAAGACAATTACAACAACTTAATAAATGATTTTTGACGAACTGAATGAGGAGACCTACATTCTGTTCGCTATCAAACATTATGAGAATCCTCACTGTGTCACACGTGAGGATTTTGATGAAGATATGAAACGTTTCAAATATTTGAAACGACTTCTTAAACGTTATGTTAGAGGTGGTGCGTTAAGAACTCACCTGATTATAAATCATCTGATTATACTTTATAATGTTTTTGGCGAAGCAGCTACTCCCCTTCTATTCTTTAGATTAGAAAGGGAGTATTGGTCTATACTCAAAACTGTATTAATCTATTTGAATAAATATCCTGTAGGGATGCTTCCCGACCTTGATATAGATGATGATATCCAAAAGGAGATAGACAACTTATGAACGAAGAGATGCAAACAACTGGATATACTGGTGCAGATGCTGCAACAGGTCCTACAGCAGGTTATGATCCTGTACAACGTTTTCGTGGCAAGGTTAAAAAGAAAGACGCTAAGAAATTAGTGGCACCTGGTAATAAATTAAAAGAAAATATGGAAATGAGAAGTAGATTATTCCAATACAAGGTAAAAATACCTAATGTTGGAGAAACAATATTGTTTGCTAACTCACCTGCTGAACTTAAGATGAAACTACGCATGAGTATCATGCCAAATCTTAGGTCTGGTATTGAGATAGAAAGGATTCTACCTGCAAATGCTGCAAAGTATTTCATGGATAGGAGAATGAGTGCAATGAAAAATATACAATACGAAAGTTCAGAAGATCAGATGAAACAGCAGATGGCACAGTCAAAAATTGCTATCGAAAAGAAAAAAATAATGCTAAAGAAACAACAATTACAGAAACAATTACAATTAAAAACACAGAATCTTAAGAAACAAGTACGCTCTGGAGCAGAACAAGACGAGACGAGGTAATGTCTGATATAAATTCAGCAATATTAGAAAGACTAGAAAAGGTCGTTGATTCACTACAGGAGAACTCTGTAAAGATGGGTCAACTTCTTGCTGTACACAATGAGAAGTTAGATAAGCAAGACAAGATAGATGAAATACTATTTGAAAAGATAGACAGACTGTCTGCTGATGTTAATAGAGAGACAGAAGCAATAAAGAAAGGATGTGAGAGGGATATAAGAAAGGTGGATGATAGATTGAGAACTATAGAGAAAAAAATGTGGTCTATAGCAGGTGGATTGGTAGTAATATCATTCATATTATCAGTGCCAGGTATACAAGTTATGAGAAACTTGACAAATGACAAAGAAGTTAGTACAATAAGTGGGTTAGTAGTCCAAGATATTGAACGAGTTCGTTGATGCACACTATGTCACTTTACTTTCTGGTAGACTAGACAAGTTTACAAGGAAAAAAGCAGACCTATACAACTTTCGATGCCCTTACTGTGGTGATTCACAGAAACATAAGAACAAGGCACGAGGGTATTTTTTTCGTCTAAAATCAGACATGGTATACAAATGCCACAACTGTGGTGTAGGTAGAACTCTGCCTAATTTTCTGAAGGATCAAGCTCCTGACCTCTATGATGAGTATATCATGGAGAGATATAAGAGTGGCACTACAGGTAAAGGATCATATGTTCCTAAACCAAAATTTAAGAAACCTGTGTTTGAAAAACAAGGAGACCTCAAAAGTATTGCTGATCTAAATAAAGAGCACCCTGCAGTAAAATATATAAATGCTAGACAAATTCCTCAAAAATATCACAAAGAAATCTTCTTCACAGAACGATTCTATCATTGGGTTAAGCAACAGAAACCATCGAGCACAGAAGTCTATGGTGATCAATGCAGAATCGTCATACCGTTCATTAAAAGAGATGAAGGAAAAGATAGATGGTTTGGTTTCCAAGGCAGAAGCCTCGATCCAAGAGACAGACTTAGATACATCACAGTGATGTTGGATGAAAACCAACCAAAAATATACGGTCTTAACAGAATCAATGAAACAAAATCTATCTTTATCGTCGAAGGACCTTTCGACTCGCTCTTCTTGGATAATGCGGTTGCGATGGCTGGCAGTGATATTGATTGCAGGTCGTTTGGTTGGAGCGATTATATTTGGGTTTTTGATAACGAACCTCGTAATAGAGAAATCGTCAACCGAATCTCCAAGTCAATCGACAGAGGTGAAAAAGTAGTAATATGGCCAAGTAATATTCAGCAAAAGGACATAAATGATATGTCATTAGCTGGACAGGATGTAAAAAATCTGGTAGAATCAAATATCTATCAGGGTATAGAAGCAAAACTTAAACTCAATAGTTGGAAAAAAGTATGACTCCTCAGGAGATAAACGTAATCAAGAGAGATGGAACTAAAACACCTCTTGACTTAAATAGAGTTCATCACATTGTTGAACACGCTTGCAAAGGTCTTGCAGGTGTCTCTGAATCACAAGTAGAAATTAATAGTGGACTACAATTCTTTGATGGTATTAAAACATCAGACATACAAGAGATCCTAGTCAGGTCTGCTAATGATTTAATTAGTTTGGAATCACCAAACTATCAATATGTTGCTGCAAGGTTACTATTGTTTAGTTTGAGAAAGCAAGTCTATCGTGGACACCCAGATCATCCAACTGTATTCAAAGATCATATACAATCATGTATAGATAGAAACTTATATGATAAAGACATTCTTAAGAATTATACTGAAGAAGAGATAAACGAACTGGATAAGTACATTGATCATGGTAGGGATTACCTCTTTACCTATGCAGGTATAAGACAGGTTGTAGATAAATACCTAGTGCAGGATCGTAGTACAGGAGAAGTATACGAGACACCGCAGTTCATGTATATGATGATCGCTGCAACCCTTTTCCAAGATGATGATAAGTTCTATAGGTTAAAATATGTCAAAAAATACTACGACGCAATCAGCAAACACAAAATCAACATTCCCACACCTATCATGGGAGGGGTGCGAACTCCACTTAGACAATTTGCAAGCTGTGTTCTTGTTGACGTTGATGACACCCTCGATAGCATCTTTAGTTCTGACATGGCTATTGGTAAATACGTTGCACAAAGGGCGGGTATCGGCATCAACGCAGGTCGCATCCGTGGCATCAACAGTAAAATCAGGGGTGGCGAAGTACAGCACACAGGTGTTGTACCGTTCCTCAAGAAGTTTGAGGCAACTGTCAGATGTTGCACTCAAAATGGCATTAGAGGGGGATCAGCGACTGTCCACTTTCCGATCTGGCACCAAGAAATCCAAGACATAATTGTATTAAAAAATAACAAAGGTACAGAAGATAATCGAGTTCGTAAACTCGATTACTCAATTCAAATTAGCAAATTATTTTATGAAAGATTTATTGAAAATAAAGAGATCACACTCTTTTCTCCTCACGATGTCCCTAACCTTTATGACAGTTTTGGGTCTCCAGAATTTGATGACTTATATCGAACTTACGAGAGTGATGAATCTATCCCCAAGACTAGGATAGGTGCTCAAGAATTACTTCTTGATCTATTGAAAGAGAGAGCAGAAACTGGTCGTCTTTATATCATGAATATTGACCATTGTAATGAACACTCGTCTTTTAAAGACAAAGTAACTATGAGTAATCTCTGTCAAGAAATTACTTTACCGACAACACCTTTGCAACACATAGATGATCCAAATGGTGAAATTGCTTTATGTATTCTTTCTGCCATTAATGTTGGTAAACTTAAAAAGTTAGATGATCTTGAAAATCTATGTGACTTGGCAGTTCGTGGTCTTGAAGAGTTGATTGATTATCAAGAGTACCCTGTCGAAGCAGCAAAATTGAGTACCCTAAACCGTAGGTCATTGGGTGTTGGTTATATTGGTCTAGCACACTACTTAGCAAAACAAGGAGAGAACTATGACAATCCAAGAGCATGGAAACTCGTCCACGAGTTATCTGAAGCTTTCCAATATTACTTGCTCAAGTCGAGCAACACCCTCGCGAAAGAAAAGGGCAAGTGTGGATATTTCAATCGCACCAAGTATGCAGACGGTATCCTCCCAATCGACACTTACAAGCGTGATATTGATGAATTCTGTGGCACAGAATTAAATTATGATTGGGATACTTTACGCAATGACATCAAAGAGTTCGGGTTACGACACTCAACACTGTCAGCACAAATGCCATCGGAGAGCAGTTCCGTTGTGTCTAACGCAACAAACGGAATTGAACCACCCAGAGATTACTTGTCCACTAAGAAGTCCAAGAAAGGACCTCTTAAGCAAATTGTTCCACAGTTTGGGACTTTGAAAAATAATTATACATTGCTATGGGACATGAAGAATAATGATGGATATATAAAGATCGTGAGTGCAATGCAGAAGTTCTTTGACCAAGCAATTTCTGGTAACTGGAGTTACAATCCAGAAAATTATGATAACAATGAAGTACCTGTATCAGTTATGGCGGGTGACCTACTTAAAACATATAAGTATGGTTGGAAAACATCTTACTATCAGAACACATACGATCAGAAAGGAGATGAACCAGTACTGACAGATGAAAAGAAAGCAAACATAGAAGATCTATTACAAGACATACTAACAACCGAGGAAGAAGACTGTGACAGTTGCAAAATTTAGAACAACAGGAAAAC